TCATCAGTTAAAAAAGCTAATGATTTAACTTCACTTAAAAAATTAGTTGAGATTAATGCAGCATACAAAAAAGCATTTGAATAGGAGATATAACATGGGCAAACAATATTCAAGACCGTCAGCACTTATCTTATTAGAAGCCGCTGATATCCAAGAAAAGAAAGGCCAAGACTATAACAATGCTGTAAGTCGTGTGCAACAAGCAGACTACTATGAGCATGGTGTATGGACAATCCTTGACATCATCAAAGCAAAATACCTTCGTATGGTATCTGTCTTAGAAGCACAAGAAGCTGGTGCAGCACCTAACTATGAATCTGTCGAAGACTCGGCTCTTGACATGATTAACTATGCATCCTTCGTAGTTGCATACTTACGTGGTGAAATCCCCGGTCAAGATCCTAATCGTGATGTATTTAATAAGCCTAAGGACAAAGATGCAAAGGTACGTTAAACTATACAACAACGTGTTAGATCCTATCATCTGTAAAGAGATGATCGATCTATTTGAAGCAAACCCTCAGCAGCATGAGAAGTATGTTACTTCTATCATGGACTTCAAGCAAATTAACCTTATAGTCCATGATCAAACATGGAAGAAGTACAACGAGATCTTAAAGTTCTTGTTTACTGCAGGTGTTCAGAAGTATCGAGAAGAGTGTAAGATCGAGACTGGTATCCAATGGCCAACTACATATGCGTTTGAACAGTTTCGTATGAAACGATATGAACCAAACGAAGGTAAGTTTGATTTACATACCGATGTGAATGATATGGCATCATCTAAACGGTTCTTAGCTTTCTTCTTATACCTTAATGGTGGTGAAGACGGAGAAACTGATTTTCCATATCTAAACGTAACAATACCAAGAATAGAAGGTGGCCTATTGATGTTCCCACCATTATGGACATATCCACATGCTGGAACTATGCCTAAGAAAGAACCTAAATATATTGTTGGCAGCTATCTACATTATGTTGACAACGCAGAACCAATCATGGAGGCACAATGAACTATCAAGTACAAAACATTAAACGAATATTCCAAAGTCTTTTAAAAGAAGAGAAGTTCGTTAAAGATAAATCTGGTGTCAAGACCATCGAGATCTTGAATGCATCCTTCGTTGCAAACTTTCCTACCATCTTTGGTACAGTGAACGAAGACTATGTTAAACGTGAGTTAGAATGGTATAAATCCATGTCACTTAACGTTAATGATATTCCAGGTGGAACACCTGAGATCTGGAAAATGGTTGCAAGTCCTGAAGGTTTAATCAACTCAAACTATGGTTGGTGTATCTACTCAGAAGAGAACGGTAACCAATACATGAACGTGTTAGCAGAGTTAGTTGCAAATCCTGGTTCTCGACGAGCAACCATGATCTATAATCGTCCATCAATGCATGATGACTATGACAAAGATGGTATGTCAGACTTCATGTGTACTAATGCGGTACAATACTTAGTGCGTGATAACAAGCTGCATGCTCTCGTCTATATGAGATCAAACGATGCCGTGTTTGGTTATAAGAACGACTATGCATGGCAACGATACGTACAAGAACAACTACTTAAAGATGTAAACAATAATTGGAATACACTTGAGTTAGGTGATATCTATTGGAACGTAGCATCTATGCATGTATACGAAAGACACTTTGGATTAGTAAATGGCGATTAATAAATGGAATACTAGATACTTAAATCTAGCTCGAGATATATCCGAATGGTCTAAGGATCCTAACACTAAAGTTGGTGCGGTGGTGGTTGGTGCTAAAGGACAGATCTTATCACAAGGATATAATGGATTCCCACGTGGTATCAATGATATGCCGAGTAGATTAAAAGATCGTGATACAAAGTTAATCTATACTATCCATGCTGAGATGAACGCCATCTTTAATGCATCATATTCTGGTATATCACTTAACGGTGCATCGCTGTATGTATTTGGATTACCTATTTGCTCTGAGTGTGCAAAGGGTGTCATTCAAGTTGGCATCAGTAAAGTGTATGTATCAAAATCATGTATCAATGCTAGACCACATTGGAATGAATCTTGGTTAAAATCAAGAGATATGTTCCTAGAAGCAGGCGTAATAGTTAATATAATTAATGATAAGGAGCTATAATGGCACAGCCAGGTAATAAACAGGTTCATAAGTCAAAACGTCATAACAACCCAATGGCATATAAGAGTGGTAAGCCACGTCTTCGTCCATTAAACGTAACACAGTTAACAGCATTGTTAGGTAAGACGCAAGTAAAGAAAGAAAAATGTAAGATTGAACGTGAGATCGCAAAACGAACTAAATAAAGGAAAATCATGGGACTATTAGATAAGATCAGAAGTAACTCGACTATTAAGGACTCGGAAGTATTATCCAAGTCTAAGTTTTTTACAAAGAAGGATATGATACCTACATCCATTCCAGCAATCAACATTGCATTGAGTGGTAGGCTTGACGGTGGTTTAACACCAGGTCTAACTATGTGGGCAGGTCCATCAAAACACTTTAAGACAGCATTCAGTTTGTTGATGGCTAAGTCTTACATGGACAAGTATGCAGACTCTGTACTATTGTTTTACGATTCAGAGTTTGGTACACCTCAATCATACTTTGAATCATTTGGTATCGACCAAACACGGGTACTACATACTCCAGTAACGGATGTAGAACAACTCAAGTTTGATATCATGAAGCAGATCCAAGGTATCGAGCGTGATGACAAGATCATGATCATCATCGACTCAATCGGTAACCTTGCTTCTAAGAAGGAAGTTGAGGATACTCTTGATGGTAAGTCTGTTGCAGATATGTCAAGAGCAAAACAAATCAAGTCATTGTTTAGAATGGTAACACCACACCTTACATTGAAAGATATCCCGATGGTTGTTGTTAACCATACTTACATGACTATGGAGATGTACTCTAAGCCAGTAGTTGGTGGTGGTACAGGCTCATACTATTCAGCAGATAACATCTACATCCTTGGTCGTCAACAAGATAAAGATGGTACAGAGTTAACTGGTTGGAACTTTATCATTAACGTGGAGAAGTCAAGATATGTCAGAGAAAAATCTAAAATACCTATTACTGTTAGTTTTGATGGTGGTATTAGCAAGTGGAGTGGGTTGCTTGATATTGCTTTGGAAACTGGTCATGTTACTAAGCCATCTGTTGGTTGGTTTGCTCGCGTAAACAAATCTACAGGCGAGATCGGCGATAAGTTCCGTATTAAAGATACAGATACTAAAGAGTTTTGGATGCCGATCCTCATGGACAAAACATTCCAAGATGCAGTGAAAGATAAGTATCAAGTTGCTCATGGCGCTATCATCAAAGATGAGGACATCGATGATGAGTTAGCTTCTATCGAGGACGATATCGATGTCGTTGCATAAGCTTAAGTATACTAAAGTTCCATACGGGCAATCTCAATACTCTATCGAGTTAGAAGATCATATGTTTAGCGGTGTTAAGTTCACCATCGATCGTATTGCTTTTGACGAAGATAAAGGTACATTAAAGTATAACTATGATATAATAGAGAATAAATGCACCAACTATGATCAAAAACAATTTGAGTATATAGTTGGTGATCTGATCATGCAGATCCTTGAAGAAGGCATTGTCAATAACGATCTAGTTTATGCGGGCGGTGTGGATGAGAATTGAAAATACAATCTTAAGCAACTTAGTACATAACGAAGAGTACTGTCGTAAAGTTTTACCTTTCTTAAACAAGAGATACTTCTCTGAACGTAAAGAATCAATGGCGTTTGAGGAGATCAATAAGTTCTTTGAGACTTATAACAAACCTCTAACGTCTGAGATCCTTGCAATCGAGATGAGCAAACGTAAAGATCTATCTGCTACAGAAGATAAAGAGCTCGGTGATTTTGTTGTAAGTCTTGCAAAACAGGACACAAATCAGGAGTGGTTATTAAATGAAACAGAAACCTTTTGTAAGAAGCGAGCGGTCTATAATGCGATCCTCGATTCCATTGGTATCATTGAAGGCAAGGACAAAGAGAGACAAGACGATGCAATTCCTGCACTCCTTTCAGATGCTCTTGGCGTTAGCTTCGATAGTCATGTTGGGCACAGTTATCTTGACGATTCTGATTCACGGTATGAGTTTTATCATCGAGTAGAAGAGAAGATCCCGTTCGACCTTGATATGCTTAATAAGATTACCAAGGGCGGACTAAGTAACAAGACACTTAATGTTATCCTTGCGGGTACAGGTGTGGGTAAATCATTATTCATGTGTCACTGTGCAGCAGCAAACTTATTGAATAACAAGAACGTGTTGTATATTACCATGGAGATGGCAGAAGAACGCATCGCAGAACGTATCGATGCAAACCTATTGAACCTCTCTATGGATGAGTTAAAGGTGGTCGATAAGCCCATCTTTGATAGTCGGTTAGATAAGGTCAGGAAGAAGTCTCAAGGTAAGTTGACTATTAAAGAATACCCTACAGCCGGTGCCCATGCCGGTCACTTTAGGGCATTACTTGAAGAGTTAAAGCTTAAGCAAGAGTTTAAACCTGACATTATCTATATCGACTATCTAAATATATGTAGTTCACAACGACTTCGATATGGTGCTAACGTAAACAGTTACACTTATGTCAAGACGATTGCAGAGGAACTAAGGGGTTTGGCAGTTGAATATAATGTACCTATAGTGAGTGCCACACAGACTACTCGGTCCGGTTTTACGAATTCCGACCCAGGTCTTGAGGACACATCCGAATCCTTTGGTTTGCCTGCAACAGTTGATCTTATGTTGGCTTTGATATCTACTGAAGATCTTGAAGGACTTAACCAACTTATGGTTAAACAACTTAAGAATCGTTATAATGATCCAACATACTTTAAAAAGTTTGTGATTGGTGTCGATAGATCTAAGATGAAGTTGTATGATGTAGAAGCATCAGCACAAACAAACATCTCAGGTTCAGGTCAAGATGATAAACCAGTATTCGATAAGTCGGACTTTGGTAAGCGGATCTCGGCTGAAGAGTTTACTGGATTTAAGTTTTAACAAAGGGGCTTCGGCCCCTTTTTTTATAAATAGTAAATTACTATTAGGATGATATTATGCCATCAGGTGCTGGATCAGAAGTTACCGCTTTAGCAGAGAGCCTTCAAGCTTATGCATGTGCTGCGCGCCAATCTAAAGGTAGAGATTTAACTACAATAACAGAGATTACTTCTTCAAATACTAAAAATGCTAAATGTGATAGGTCATTAGATAAATGTTTAAAAGGCCTTGATGATATTTGGAAGCGTAGTTGTATTGAGACTGCTAATCAAATATTTAAAGACTATCGTGTATCTAATTGTACGTTCCATAGAGGTGGTGATGTTGAAGCAACTGTTTATGGTGCATTTAAAAAGTTTAAAGCTGACAGCCCATTTTCTGGAGAAGACAAGTGGAATCCAGCCGATATATGGATAGTTAAAAAAGGTTACAAGATCCAGAAAGATTTTAAAGGTCTTAATGAACTAAACGCATACCTATTTTCTGCATTTAAAAAGAAAGATCTTATTGGTGTATCTCTTAAGAAGATAGGACCAAAGAATCATCCACATAAAACTGTATACAATGATGGTAGACCACCACAAGCAAAGTTTACTAAGATCTTAATCACTCAAGATATGACGTCATCAAAGGATTGCTATATAGAATTCATGAGTGAGTCAGGTTCAGGCCAAATCCAACTACGTAACTTCTCATCTCGACCTGAGCCATCATCATGGCAAGGAGAGATCAAAGGTAAGTCAGCTGCTGGTGGTAAGATCGGCGGAGGTGTACTAATTGAGATAGCTCGAGCATCTGGGGTATCAGCATCAATGTTAGGTTTACCAAGAGACTTTAAACCATATATCGATAAGCCAACACCTGAGGTGTTTAAGAAGTTTGCCATGATGTTTAAGTTCTTATCCAAGTCAGCGGCCCCACTTGAGAAGTTGATAGGTCAGGCTCAGACCCAGCATAAGAAGGATAAGACTTGGTGGATGTCCAAATACTTAAGCATAAACTATGCGTATGCCATTGTGAAGTCCGGTAAAGCAGATCTAGTCACCCGGAACATATATGGGTATGGATCCTCGAACACCGCTGGTTCAAGCATATTTGTAAAATACAGCGATTAATTGTTACAATTTGTTACAATCTATTACAATTAGGTAATGTACTTTAATTCAAAAATTTGGTATAATGTATCTATAAATGGAAAAGATGTTAAATTTTAAAGACTACAATGAATACAAAGACGGTTACCTAACGATATTCGATATAGATGATACGTTATTCCACACTACTGCTGAGATCATAATCCGCAGCCCTGGTGCAGCACCAAAAAGGCTTACTTCAGCCGAATATAATACCTACAAGATTCAGCCTGGTGAGACTGCAGACTTCTCAGAGTTCGCAGATTCAAACCTATTCTACAATGAATCAACACCTATCAAGGCTATGTTTGAGAAAGCCAAGGCTATCCTAGCTGATACCAAGAACCACCCAAACAATAAGGTCATCATAGTCACAGCAAGACCAGACTTTGATGATAGGGATAAGTTCTTAGATACATTTAGGAAGTATGGCTTTGATATTGACAATGTACGTGTAGAACGCGCTGGTAAGCTCAATGCAGCAACCCCAGGTCAAGCAAAAGCTATCATTATTAATAACTATTTGAATACAAAACAGTTCAATAAGGTTCGCCTCTTTGATGATAGTATAAATAACCTAACAGAGTTTCTTAAACTTGAGAAGCTATTCCCTGCTATAAAATTTAAAGCATGGCACGCACATATTGATGGAACGGTTAACGAAATAAAATGATAAGATTCAACGAATTCCTAACAGAAGCTAATGCCGATGACGGCAAAGTAAAGCACATCCACCATCCAGAGGATAGACCCATTATCCATGGCAAGAAGGGGTTTGAGCATACTATGGGTGTACTTCATCAAGCTTCTGAGCATATTAAAAAAGGCAAGCACGATTCTACCATGACTATGAAGTATGATGGCTCACCAGCTATCGTGTTCGGTCATGATCCAAAGACAGGTAAGTTCTTCGTAGCTTCCAAGTCTGCATTCAATAAGACACCTAAGATCAACTATACACCTGAGGATATCGAACGAAACCATGGTCATGCACCAGGTTTGGTCGAGAAACTTAAGGATGCTCTTAAAGAGTTACCAAAGGTTGCGCCAAAACATGGTGTATTCCAAGGCGACCTAATGTTTAGTGGTAAGGACGTGGTACATAACCCAAACGGATCCGCTTCATTCACGCCTAATACGATCACATACTCTGCACATGGTACAGAGGCACATAAGGTTAAGAAGGCAAAACTTGGTGTGGTCATCCATACTCAGTATAATGGTCCTAACCTACACAACATGACAGCCTCGCCTGAGATCACTCATAAGTTTAAGGCACATCCAGACGTATGGAATAAACCAGCAACACATGATACATCGATCACCAACTATGGTCCTAAGGACGAGATGGAGTTCCATAAGCATATGGAAGCTGCACAAAAGATCCATACTGCAGCCGGTAAAACAATGTATAAGGATACAGAACAACATCAAGGTGGTGCAGGCCATTTGGCTACATACATTAACCAGACAGTTCGTAACGTAGCGAAACCTACAGTACAAGGTCTAC